ACGGTACGCGTAACCTAAGTGATCGTTAATATGAGCCATCATAGCCGCTTGAATCTGCGGAGCCATAGGGTTGTTCTCTACTAGAGCAAGTATTTTTGGGTCTTGTAATGCAGCTGTATGAACCGCGATATGAGACTGATGGTCTTGGTAAGCAAACGCCTTGACCGGTTTCATCATCAATATGTTTTGGTTCTCAGTGACTGGGTCAGCTGGTTTTTGGTCCTCGTCCATTGGGATTAGTGCACTTGCATTCTTAATACCTAATACGTCTAACATCTGACGGTGTAATAAAGGCATGTTATATATCTGAGGAGTTTGTTGCGCCAACTGCATAACCGCTTGGTACTGTACAATCTTCTGTGCCATTGTTGAGGCATTAGGGTCAGATACAGGGATTACCTCTACGTTATTGTAGTCATCTTTCTTAGCACGACGGTCGCCTTCTTGTGGCTCGTAGTTATAATCTTCTGGAGTGTATGCTGCAATTATTTCTTTAAGGAGACCTAACTCTTGCTTCATAGAATAGTGTATGCGAGCTTGTACGGCTGACATAACCTTCAAGGTGCGCTCTAAAATAGCAAGTGTTGTTCCGACTGGAGCGTTAGCTGACATGTCAGAGATTTGTAAGTCTGCTGTGTTAGCGAAGCGACGACCTTCTTCAACGATTTGGCCTAATAAGCCCATAAGAACTTGTGAAGGCTCTTTGTATGGTAGAGGCATAATGTTGTCACGCATAGTGCCTGACGGTACGTCTACGTCACGGAACTCACCTGGGGCTATCGGTGTGTCATCACCCTTGACACGAAGTCCGCGAGTTTTAAAACCACCCGGTAAATTGCTGAGCGTACCCGCATCAACCAACTGGCGAATAAGTGAAGTGCCAGACTTAGCAAAAGCCCCGACCAGATGAATAAGCCCAAAATAATAAAAGCCGAAACCCGGAACATAACCGTAATGGACGAAGTGCTGACGTTTTTGGTAGGTTTCATCTTCAGGGTCCCAGTTGCGGCGCACTGCTAATACAGTGTTGGTGCCTTTCTCAATAGTAATAACGTATGGTAGAGCAATGCCTGTAGGGTTGCCATCCTCGTCCTCATGCTCGTAACCCGGTAGGTCGTAGTCGACGTGCATCTCTAATACTTTGTAGCGTGAGTCACTTGTGGCGCGGAAGCCCATCTTCTCAGCTATCTTCTTCTCTACCTCATCCAAGACATCTACTGGGTCGCCAATATCAACGTCACGGTAGAAGCCTGCCACTTGTAAGCGACGTAGCTCATTCTCTGTCTTACGCATTACGTGGGTTACACGCTCTGCTGACTCTAAGTTAGACGCGCCGTATGGCACAACGATATCTTCTGCCGGTACAAATAGAGATACTTGACGGTCTAGATGCGGGTCAAAGTACACTTTCTTAAACGCATTACCACTTAAACCCAAGCCCCATAACATGCGCTCATGCTCAGGACGGTATTCCTTCATCACATCTGTCAGCTGGTAGTTCATGTCATCTTGCACACGTTGAGCAGCTTCTTTCTTCTCAATAGTCTCTTTACCTATTATCTGTGTCTTAACAGGACCCGCCGCTGGGAACATAGACATCATAGTCTCTGCTTGGAACTTAACCAGCGCTTCACTCAATAGTGGGTGGTACACGCCACACGCGCCTTCCCATGGCTCGCTACGCTCTTCAATCTTCATACCTAGTAGCTCTACACCGTCTACATAGGTTTGTATCCAGTCTTTGCGGGACGCTAAGTCATCTTCGTAGTCAGCAATAAGTTCTGACGCCATTGTAGTCAAGGCGCTGTCGTCCATGTCCTCGGCTAAGTTCTTATTAAAGTCATCCTCGTCAACACCGGGCTCAATCTCTATCTCTAAGTCACCCATCTTAATACCCACACTCTCTGGGTCTTCAATCTCTATCTCAATTGCGGGCGTATCCATGTCTTCCTCGGTCATGCCTAGGGGGGCTTGATATAACGCTTTATCCATATTTGTTGCCATAATATATTCCTTTAGTAGTATGCTGCTTTTCTTTTATATGTATATAACATGTCCTCGTCAGGCTCATCATTAGGAAGTTTGATGAACCCCCCTTGTCTGAAACGTGATAATGCTAGTGTTGTAGAGTCCACTTGGTCATCGTTTGCCCCGCTCGGAAAGTCGTTGCACTCCTCGATAACTTCTCTAGCCCATCTACGGTCCGGAGCCCACACAATCCCAGAGCGAAATAAGTCAGACACCGCATTTACTCGGCTTATCTTATCCTGCCCTTTTCCTGGTGTGAACTCTCCTAGTGGAATACCCATCCTACGCATCTCCTGATACAGGGCTGCGCCGTTAGATTTCTTCTCCACTATGAATGCATCTGGCTCCCACTCTTTATACTCTCTGAGTGCAAGCGTTTTTAACTCCGGAAACTCCAAACGCTCTTTTATTGCGTTTAACAGGATTATATTATAATTAGACACTTCTTCGTTATAAAAAACACCCCATGTAGTCAATGAGTTATAGTCAGCTCGGTTGTTAGTCTCCTGAGCCGCGTCCAGCGCCATAATAATAAACTCACACTCCGGCGGGTCTTCCTTGTCCCATATCTGCCACCACTCCCTCTTTATTAGCGCGCCTTCTTCTGACGTAGGGTTTTGTAAATATTGTGCATTCCAGTAACGGACGTCCAGCACGGCACGTTTTGCAGCTAACTCTTCCAAGGACCAGAACTCTGGCCACAAGGGTACCTCGTATTTTTCTGTCTTTATTTCTTTATGTTCTATGTTGTCCTCGTCGACAACGGTGTACTCTATCTTTCTTTCTTTTTCTAGAATCGCAGGGAACTCTACTATCTCCCAGTCCTCTGCGTCCTCGTTCTTAATCATCTGGTTTAGGATTTGTCCGGTCAAGTCAAGCTTAGACCACCTAGTCATCACGACAATTATCGCACCACCTGGCATAAGACGCTGAATAGGGCCAGATTGAAACCATTCCCAAGCAGGAAGAAAAACATCTGCTCGCCCCTGCTTAGCTTCTTGTTCAGAATGAGGGTCATCAATGATAAAAAGGTCAGCGCCTCGCCCAGCAAGAGCGCCGCCAACACCAATTGCAAAGTATTCACCTTGGGCATTTGTTCCCCATCTTGAAGCTGATTTACTGTCAGATTGCAGTTCTACGCCCGGAAAAATGTCTTTATAGTTATCTGAACCCACAAGATTACGAACGCGGCGACCAAAATTAACAGCCAAATCTGCTGTGTGAGACGCCATAATGACCTTCTTATGGGGGAATTTGCCCAAAAACCATGCTGGCGCAAGATAGGAAATGAGTTCAGATTTGCCATGTCGAGGCGCAATATTAACAATGACACGCTTTTTCTTTCCGTTGGCGATGTCTTCGAAGATTTTAGCGAGCCTGCGATGATGCGGGCCAACTTTATAGCCGGGGTAGACGTGATCCGCGAACTCCAAAAGCAAATCTTTGCCCAAATTCTGCACAGATTGAGCATCCCAGACCTTGATAAGTTCAAGAATTTTGCGTTTTTCATCATTTGACGCTGTTGGCAACAGGTTTTTCAGAGTTTCTATCTGTTCCCGTGTAACTTTCACCGTACAACCTCAATCATCTCTACGTCTACAGTGCGTTTTTCAAGTTTGGCAAGGGTTTCAAGCAGTTCTTTCTCAACTTCTTCAATAGATTGCTGTTTGTGCGTGACTTCAGAGCGGCGTTTGAAGGCGTCGACCCCGTCAACTTCCCCTAAAGCGCGCAGTGCAGTGAGCCGAATCTTGGCGTCCGGGTGGTCTGTCTCGGCCACCAGCTTATTTACCACAAACTTCTTCAAATCAGCGAGTTCTTTGACCACCAAGGTGTCATGCTGCGCGACCATCCCGGCCAAATAGGCAATTGTGGCGTTTGAGTAGGCGGATAAAGTGGGTACTTTCTTTTGATCGCCCATCATGCTTTGGGCAATTTCGACCGCCTGCTGGCGTTCTTCGTCATTTGGGTCAATTGGCTCGCCTTTTAAGTCAGCTATGAGCTTGACTGTTCTGGCGCGCATGTCCAACTCTTCGCGTGGAGACAGTTCGGGCATCGCATCAGTGGCAGATGCGGGGAGCGGGATATGAGAATCTATCTCTGGAATCAAGTCTTGCATTGGGAGGAAGGTGGCACTCCAAAGTTGACGGAATATACCACGTATTTCGACGAGGAGGTAGGATTCCTACCCGGGGGGTATTAGGATAAACCCTAATAGACAAAGTAACGAGCAAAAAAAGACCCCCGGGGAGGGGGTCAAAGGAGAGAGGCAACTGAGAAGGTTGTTGATTGGATACTTATCCAGCAAGACTGTAAACTTAACCAACACGGCTGGGGACTTGTCGTGCGTCCTTCAATTAGCGTGGCAACATCAGCCACATCCCCATGCGTGTTGGCATCGGGGGCCTTTCACCCGATAGGCTTGTCAGGCTTCACCCTGCTCGTTTGGTAATCTCCCTTGCAGAAGCTTCCAACAACTAAGTCTCAACGGTAGAGATTATACATGTGATGGGGGACGTGTATAGATTTTGGGGAAATTTGAACATGTGTGGTGTTATTTGTGCGAGTCATGGTGTAGGAGGCGGGAGGGGGACCCATTTGGGAATCTGGGGGGTGGGGGTATGCCTACCCCCGTATATGTCAAGTTTGTGCTATACTAACCCCAATGCGATGCAATAGTGCAAAGCAGATAAGGAGAATGCAAATGGACGGAATGCTCACAATCAAGATGGTAGTAACACTGCCCACTACAACCCCACGCCATAAGCGCGTGACATTGGCTAAGTCATGGTGTACACAGAATGAAGCGGAGAAAGTGTTTGCTAATTTTCTTAGCGTGAATGAGCATATCAACCCTGCGCTATTGCGTGCTGAATGGGCAACGCATGAGCTGGTGTTTGTAGGCAACGAATCTTAATCAACCCGCAGGGCGAAAGCCCTGCATTTCTGGAGAATGCAATGAAGAACCCAATTGAAAAACATAACCTGTTCGTAACACCTAGCGGCTTGGACGCTTTGGTCGAAATAGTCGAGGGCATGGACAATGTAGCGCAAGCCTATCAAGTAATGATGTTCACCATGAACCATTGCCATCGCCTTGTGCAAGTTGCGATTGACGAGGACGAGGCTAGAGATGAAGAGCTGAGTGTGATGCGCGATGCGGTTGCGCCACGCAAAAACCAACAGCAACTCGAGTTGTTCTAAACACAGGGGACTTCGGTCCCCTTTTTATTTTTGCTTGTGCTTTTGATACCAGTTATTTGTTGTCGCGCGAGAGCAAGGCGCGTACGGCAAGCGCGTGTTTAATCGTTCAGGGTACGCTGAAACTATATCTAAGAGCTAGTATGGTATATAATTCAATCACTGCAAACAATTCGGTTTGCGGTGTTTCTTAACTTTTCGGAGATTTGCAATGAACGCAAAGACAAAAACCGCGATGGCCGTTGAAGCCATCATGCCCACATCTGTAAAAGATGCGGCCTACAAATTCGCCCGTGCTGGCGAGACATCCGCGAGTATCGCAAGATACATCATGGACAATGATTCCTCATTCCCCGAGGAAGTGAGCAAAGAATTGAAGGCCGATTTGAACGCGGGTTTCATGTTGCGCGCATCTGAATTGTGGGGCGATGAATTCTACAAATTGGGCGATGGCGGCACATACATTCCATTGGGCAATTCAATTCAGCTCAAAAATGTTGCGCCCGAAAAATCTATCCGCATCGGTCTGTCTTATTGCT